ACTGGGTCCACCACGTGCTGACCAACATGCTGGACAGCAACCAGGTGACCGAGGTGCGGCGAGCGCAGCGCCTGCGACCGAAAGACGGTCACCCGTCCGACAGCTACGCGGTGCAGACCACTAGCGGGGACCTTCGACTGCTGGTCAGCGAGAGCAAGGGCGAGCGCGTGACCGTGCGAGCGGTCGCCGAGCGGTTCGGCATCGTTCACCGGCTCGGCGAGCTGCGAGGGCACCGCAAGCAGAAGCTGCTCGACTTCGTCGTGAAGCTGCCGTTTCGCCTGGTCGTGCTGAACCGATTCCACGAGGACATCCAGAACTCCGGCATGGTGTGGGTGAAAAGATGACGCAACAACTGGACCAGGTCGAGCACTACGGTCCCGCACCTGGCTGGCGCGTGGTGGAGACCATCTACAGCGAGGCCAGACCATGACCCTGTTCGTTCCGGGACTCCTCTACGAGATCGAACTACCCTGCCAATGGGGACGGTTCGATCTGACGGAGTATTGCAAGACCGACGCCCGCGCGCTCGGGAACGTCGCGCAGCACATCCTGCGCAAGATGTTCGACAATCTCTACGGCCTGCCTGGCAAGGAGACCGCCGGGGACCTGCTGGAGCACCACGCCAACGGCTGCCGGGTGTGGGAAGTGAAGACCACGAAGGGCAGCAGCGACGAACATGCGCTCGCAACCTAACCGCAACTACAAGTCCGAGGACCGGGTGATGACGCCCGACTGGCTCGCCGAGCTGATCGTGGACGCGCTCCAGCCTAGCGGCACCATCCTGGAGCCGTGCTCGGGCCAGGGCGCGTTCCTGCGCGCGCTGAAGGGCCGCGGCAAAGTCGAGTGGTGCGAGATCGAGAAGGGCCGCGACTTCCTGAAGCGCACGAGGCGCGCCGACTGGATCGTGACGAACCCGCCCTGGTCGCGCTTCGCCGACTTCCTGATCCACGGCCTGGAGCTGGCCGACAACGTGGCCATGCTGGCGACCGTGAACCACTGGTGGACCAAGCGCCGCGTCCGCGAGGTGCTGGACGCCGGCTTCGGCTACCGCCGCCTGGTCCTGGTGGACTGGCCGCAAGAATTTCCCGCTTCAGGGTTTCAGCTCGGCGTGATGCACGTCGAAAAGGGGTATACTGGAGCGATGACCATCGACGACCGGAGATCCCGAGCATGACGCAACAACTGGACAAGCTGAACCGCACCGACCTGGTCAAGCTGGTGGCGCAGGAAGTGCTGGCCGACATGGCCGGCGAGAAGAAGCGCGCCAGCCAGGCCGTGGTCGAGGCCGCCGAGGCGTTCGCGCAGTCCGTGGTGGACAGGGCGAAGGCCGACCACGCCACGCTGCTGACGAACGTGGCCGCCGTGGTGGGGGCCGACGAGCCGCTGAACGGGACGTGCATCACGCGCGTTTACATCGGCGAGGAGATCGGCGACGTGGCCACCGTGATCGTCACCGACACGCCGGAGTCCTTCGACGCGAAGCTGAAGCTGACCGTGAAGGTCCCGCTGTCGACCGAGCAGCGCCGCATGGCCCGCGAGTGGCAGCGCGCCCTGGAGTTCGAGCGCGAGGCCGAGCAGCGCGACACGCGCGTGTCGACCGTGAAGGAGAAGGTCCGCCAGGACCTGGTCGCCGAGCTGCTGAAGGGCCCCGGCGGCGCCGAGCTGCTGGCCGCCGCGAAGACGCTGGCCGCGAAGGTGAAGGACGCGCTGCTCCCCGACCCGGAGTAGCACATGGACGACCGACACGAGTACGAGAACCAGATCCTGCGACTGATGCAGAGCGAGCGGACCGACAGGCTGACCGGCCTGGGCAACTACGCCGGGTTCCGCGAGTACTGCAACAACCTGGTGATGCTGGGCGTGCCGTTCTCGGTCGTGCTGTTCGACATGACCAACCTGAAGCGAGCGAACGAGACCCTGGGACACTTCGGCGCCGACGCCCTGCTGCACAAGGTGGGGCGCCTGATCCGCGAGTGCCACGACCAGGTGTTCCGGCACGGCGGCGACGAGTTCGCCGTGGTGCTGCCCGGCGCGCCGCCCGGCGGCGCCCTGGTCGTTCGCGACCGAATCGAATCGAACGTCGGGCTGTCGAGGCTGCCCGACGGGACGCCCGTGCGCGCTATCGGCTCCGTCGCGCACGTGCCGCCGAACGGCAACATGGACGCGGAGCTGAACCGAGCCGACAAGGCACTGGAAACGAGAAAGCGGGCCTGGAAGGCCCGGCACATGGTGACCGCATGATCAGACGACGCAAGAACAAGGTCAGCGAGCTGGCCGCCGAGGTGCTGCGCGAGCGCACCGGGCTCGACAACCTGGACCAGGCCGTCGGCAAGCTGGTGCGCCAGGTCCAGATCGCCGAGGGCGAGGCGAACGCCCTGGAAGACCGCCTGCACGGCATGCAGGTGCTGGTCGAGACCGCGCAGGTGGACCTGGACCGCGTGACCGCCGACCACCGGCAGATCGTGGACAGCATCCTGGGCCTGCTCGACCTGGACCCGGAACGCCACGACGTGACGCTGCACAGCATGCTGTCGCGCCTGGGCGACCTGCGCCGCAAGGCCGAGATCGTGGACCTGTTCGACCGCGTGCGCGGCGGCAGGTTCGACCCCGACAAGGAACTGCTGCGCCGCGTGGCCTGCGCCGTGGGCACGGCCACCGTGGGGGACACGGGCGCCGTGCTCCAGCGTGTAAACGCGCTCGCCGGCATGCCCGGCAAGATCAGCGAGCTGGAGCGCGCGCTGCGCGAGGAGCGCGACCGAGTCGAGGGCCTGCGCGACGAGCTGGGCTACGGCGACGGCGACCCGAGCCAGGCCGAGACCATCGACGACCTGCGCCGGCAGAACAGCATCCTGCGGCGCCGGCTGGAGAATTCCGTGGCCGCCGACGAGGCCGCGGGGTAGACTTCCGCCATGCGCTACCGCGAAGACGATCCCCTGAACCCCGCCCGCGGCATCATCGCGGGCCTGACCATCGGCCTGGTCTTGTGGGGCCTGGCCTACCTGATCCTGATCTGATGCAGAAGCCGAACACCAAAGTGGCCGCGGGCGGACTCGCCGGTGGCCTGTCCATGTTGATCATCTGGGGCGTCGGTGCCGCAGGTGTCGACGTTCCCGCAGAAGTCGCCGCGGCGATCACCACCCTGGTGACGTTCGTCGTGGGCTACTTCGTTCCCGAGAAGGCCGTGTCCTGACATGAAGCACATCCGAACCTACTTCGCGATCGGCGCCCTGCTGATCGCCACCGCCTGCGCGGGCATCAAGGCCCGCGAGAACGTCCTGATGCCTGCGATGTTGCAGGCGTTCGCCACCGTGATCCAGCCGACCGCCGAGCGCGCCGCCGAGGTGCCCGTCGAGGAGCTGGCGCGCGTCCGCGAGATCCTGGAGACCCAGGACCGCACGCTGGCCCCCGAGCTGCTGGGGCTGTGGACCGAGTCCGTGCTGCCCGCGTTCATCGACGGGCTGAACGTCCGGCTGGAAGCCGGCGAGATCGGGCCCGGCGTGGCGCGGAGTCTGATCGAGACCACGCGCCAGTTCGAGCTGAACCTGATGCGACTGGCCGCGCGGTAGCGCGGTCGGCGAATCCTTCCTTCAACCTGTGGAGTCAACACCGTGAACATCGCCGAAGAATTCGAGCGCACCATCCGCGACGCGGGCGACCGCCTGGGCGTCGAGCTGTCCGAGAACCTGGACGAGGTGCGGCGCTACGCCAGCGAGCGCATGCTGCACCTGTCGTCCATCGTGGACGAGCCGGGCTACTCCGAGGCCCTGGTGGCCGAGGGCATCAACGTGGCCCTGCAAGCGGCCGGCGAGGCCGTGGACAGCGCCGACGCGCTCGACCGCGAGCTGCTGGGCATCGTCACCGGCGCGCTGGCCATCGGGGCCCGCGCACTGGTCGCGTGACAACGGGACCGCCCCGGCCTACACTGTGGGCGCGGGTGCGGGTCCTGCGTGGGGCTCCGGCGGTGCATGGGCTGCCGGGGCCCCCTTTTTTGTACGCCGAGGCTTGGACGTGACCAGGTTCGACGAGCTGCGCGAGCAAGTGCTGGCCGCCATGGCCGAGCTGACCGACGACGAGCGGATCAGCCTGCTGGCCGAGCTGCTGCGGCTCTACTGGACGTTCCGGCCCGGGTTCCAGGCCCCTGGACAGGGTGGCCAGGGCTGATCCAGGGCACCGAATCGTCGTAAGTCCTTGCCCAGCAAGGGCTGCCAGGCAGTCCAGGGTGGACGGGGTGTGCCCGCAGTCGCCAGGAACGCTGGGCTGTTCTCTTACCCCCTCTTATAGGGGTGGAGAGTATGGAAAGGGTGGATAAGCCTGGAATTCGGCACCTAGAGCCAAAATCGACCCTGTCCAGATTCCAGGGTGTCCAGGGCCTGGGCCAGGGTGCCGCCAGCTCGCCCCACCTGGGCACACCTTGAACCGGGCGGGCCCGCGGCTTACACTTCTGGCGTGGAAGCACCCCAGACCCAGTTCGACGCCGAGCGGAAGGCCGCCTTCGTCCTGGCCTACGAGCGCACCGGCGAGAAGAAGGCCGCGGCGGCTGCCGTGGGCGTGACCCGGCAGACGATCTACGACCACCTGCGCAAGGACCCCGAGTTCGCGCGCGACGTGGAGCAGGCGCGCGGCCGTCTGCTGGAAACGCTGATGAACCGCCTGAAGCACGTGGCCGTGGACGGCGTGAAGACCACGCGCTACGACAAGGACGGCAACAAGATCAGCGAGACCGTGACCTACGACGTGCGCGCGCTGCTCGCGTGGCTGAAGCGACTGGAGCGCGACAAGTGGGGCGACAAGGTGGCCGTGGACCAGAAGGTGCGGGGCCACGTCGAGCACGACCACCGCGTGACCCCGAAGGATCTTCCCGTCGAGGCGCGGCGCCGCATGCGCGACCTGCTCGACGCGCTCCCTGCTCCCGGCGAGGACTGATGAACCGCGACGAGCTGCTGGCGCAGGTGCTGGGCAACCAGGCGCGCGCGAAGGCCGAGTACAGCCTGCACGAGTTCACGCGCCAGGCGTGGCACGTGCTGCACCCCAGCACGCCGTTCGTGGACGGCTGGGCAGTCGGCGCCGTGGCCGAGCACCTGCAAGCCGTGACCGAGGGCGAGATCGACCGCCTGCTGATCAACATCCCGCCGGGCTGCACGAAGTCGATGATGGCGAACGTGATGTGGCCGAGCTGGGAGTGGGGGCCGGTCGGCATGCCCGACACGCAATACATCAACGCCAGTTACGACAAGCGCCTGGCCATGCGCGACATGATGTACGCCCGCGACCTGATCAGCTCGCCCTGGTACCAGGAACGCTGGCCGATCCTGTGGAAGGACGACGACCGCGGGAAGGAGAAGTTCTCGAACACCCTGCGCGGGTTCCGCTACGCCGCGTCGGTCGGCTCCGGCCTGACGGGCTGGCGCGGCCAGCGGTTCATCATCGACGACCCGCACAGCGTGCAGGAAGCCGAGTCGGAAACCGAGCGCGAGGGCGCGCGCTTCTGGTTCACCGAGGTGACCCCGACGCGCTTCACCGACCCGAAGAAGCCGGTGTACGTGATCATCATGCAGCGGCTGCACGTGGACGACATCAGCGGGCTGGTGATCGAGAAGCTGCTGGAGCAGCAGGGCTACACGCACCTGTGCCTGCCGATGGAAGCCGAGCTGAAGTACCGCAGCTACACGAAGGTGCCCGTGCGCCACACCGGCGAGCGCGTCGAGCCCGAGCGCGTGCGACGGGTCAAGGACGACGGCGACCCGCTGGCCTACTTCGTTCCCGACGAGGACGGCGAGCTGCTGTACCCGCAGGACCCGCGCACCGAGGAAGGCGCGCTGCTCTGGCCCGGGCGATACGACGAGGAAGCGGTGCGCATGCTGAAGGCGCAACTGATGGTCGACGGCGGCGAGTACGCCGTGGCCGGCCAGCTCCAGCAGCGCCCGGTGCCGCGCGAGGGCGGCATGTTCAAGGCCGACAAGATCCAGATCGTGGACCGCCTGCCCGAGGACATCGGCGGGGCCGAGGTGCGCGGCTGGGACCTGGCAGCCAGCAAGGAAGGCCGCAGCGCCTGGACGGTCGGCGCGAAGCTGCTGCTGGACCCCGACGGCGTGGTGTGGATCACCGACGTGCAGCGGTTCCGCGGGCTGCCCGACGAGGTGAACGACCGCCTGCGGGCGTGCGACCAGATGGACCCGCCGCGCGCGGCCTGGTCGATCCCGCAGGACCCGGGCCAGGCCGGCAAGGCGCAGGTGGCCGCCTTCGGCAAGCTGCTGCACGGCCGGGACGTGTCCTTCACGCCCGAGTCGGGCGACAAGGAAGACCGGGCCCGGCCCTTCGCCGCCCAGGTCAACATCGGCAACGTGCGCATGGTGCGGGCCGAGTGGAACGGGCCGCTTCTGGCCGAGCTGGGCCTGTTCCCGGGCTCGACGTTCAAGGACCAGGTCGACGCCCTGTCCAGGGCGTACCACCAGCTCCTGAAGGAGCACCGCCAGGACATCACCACCAGCTTCGGCGTGAAGGTGATCCGCTGACGGGCCGCATTCCCGATCGCGCATACGGGGCCGTGTAAACGCCCCACGGTGGCCCGGCCTTCCCGCACGGGAAACCGCGCGGGAATCCGTGCCGCGCCCTGGACTTCCCGTGCAGCGCGGCCGAGACTAGGGGCACCATGGGCCAATTCCCGAACACGAACCGAGGGCCGGACGGCAAGTTCGCCAGCACCCGCAAGCGAGCGGACAGGCCCGAGGACGACGGCCGCCTGCCCATCGACGTGAAGGTGCCGACGAGCGCGCCCCCGATGACCGAGCTGGGCGTCGGCGGCACGCAGGTGTTCGGCGGCTACATCGTCCAGAACGAGAAGGACGCCGACCTGCGGGGCACGACCCGCTACAAGACGTTCTCGGACCTGCTGGCCAACGTGGCCGTGATCGCCGCGTCCGTGCGCCTGTTCGTGGGCATGGTCGGGAACGCCACGTGGTCGTTCGAGCCCGCCGACGACAGCGACGAGGCGCGGCGCCTGGCCGAGGAGACCGAGGAGCTGCTGACCAGGCGCATGCGCACGCCCTGGCACCGCGTCGTGCGCCGGCTCGGCATGTTCAAGATGTTCGGCTTCGCCCTGGCCGAGTGGGTCGCCCAGCGCATGGACGACGGCCGCATCGGGTTCAAGGACGTGAAGCCGCGGCCCCAGATCACCGTCGAGCGGTGGCTGATCGCGCCGCACGGCGACGTGCTCGGCGTGATCCAGACCGATCCGCAGACCGGCAAGGACATCCCGATCCCCCGGGCCAAGCTGGTGTACGTGGTCGACGACACGCTGAACGACAGCCCCGAGGGGCTGGGCCTGTTCCGCCACCTGGTCGACTCGGGCAAGCGCCTGCGCCGCCTGTTCCAGATGGAGGGATACGGCTACGAGGCCGACATGCGCGGGATCCCGATCGGGCGCGCGCCGCTGGCCGAGCTGGACCGCATGGTCGCCGACAAGACCATGACGAAGAAGCGGGCCCAGGAGCTGCTGGACGGCATGCAGGACTTCCTGGAGAACCACATCAAGAACCCGGCCCTGGGCCTGATGGTCGACTCCACGCCCTACCGGGACACCGGCGAGAACCGCGGCGTGGCGAACACCCCGCAGTGGGACGTGTCCCTGCTCGACGGCGGGACCTACAGCCTGGAGCACATCCACGAGGCGATCATCCGCACGCAGCGCGAGATGGCGCGCGTGTTCGGCACCGAGCACATGATGCTGGGCGAGAACAGCTCCGGCAGCCGCGCCCTGTCGAACGACAAGGTGACGCTGCTGGGCCTGCTGGTCGACGACGCCCTGACCGCGATCGAGGAGCAGGTGGACGACGACCTGGTGCGCCCGCTGTTCGACCTGAACGGCTGGGACCAGGATCTGCGCCCGACGCCGAAGACCGACACCCAGGCGTTCCGCAACGTCGGCGAGCTGACGGCCGCGATCCGCGACCTGGCCACGGCCGGCGTGCAGGTGGACCGCCAGGACGAGGCCGTGCAGCAGGTCATGGACCTGCTGGGGCTGTCGCGCTTCGAGCCGCTGGAGATGATCGACACGGACCTGGTGGTCAGCGCCGCGCAGGCGCAGGAAGACGCCATGGCGATCATGGAAGGGAAGGCCATGGCCAGCCAGGGCGGCGAGCCCGGCGAGGGCGGCGCGCCGCGCAGCGAGGGCAGGAACGAGGACGAGGCGCCCGACGAGGACGCCGGGAGAAGCGAGGGCTGACCATGGCGGAAGTCGAGACGATCACCATCAGCGCGGTGAATTACGAGGTGTACGGGCTCGGCAACGCCGACCCGGTCAACGACGCCGACGAGTACTTCGCGGCCGTGTTCGGCGAGACGTGGTCCGCGCTGACCACGCTTCAGAAGCAGCAGGCCCTGGTCAGCGCGCGCCGGCTGCTGGACCGCGCCGTCCTGTGGAGCGGCAGCAAGTCGGTGGCCAGCCAGGGCACCGAGCACCCGCGCGACGGCATGGTGAACGGCTGCACCGGCGAGTCGGTCACCGACGGCGAGATCCCCGACGAGATCGCCTACGGCGAGTTCGAGCTGGCGGCGCTGATCGCCGCCGACGCCGGCCTGCTGAACAGCCCGGGCACCGGCACGAACACGAAGCGCGTCAAGGCCGGCAGCGCCGAGGTGGAGTTCTTCAGCCCGACCATCGGCACCGGCGAGGAGACCCGGCTGCCGCAGGCCGTTCACGACCTGGTCGGCTGCTACGTGTCGGGCTCGGGCGGGCTGACGCCGACCGGGGGCAGCTTCGCTTCCGGCACCGGCGACTCGTCCAGCTTCGACGACTGCGACGACAACGAGCTGTCGAGGGGGTACCCGTGATCAGCCTGCACATCACCGTCTACGAGACCGAGGACGGCGACCGCTTCCGCGTGAACGCCGTGTCCAGCGACGAGCCGACGAACGTCAAGGACGTGACCGAGCAGTACGAGCTGCTGGCCGCCGAGACCGAGGACGGCCGCGTCGGCTTCACCGTCATGCGCAAGGCCGCCGAGCCCGTGGGGGACTGA